AGTAAATAACCCCAAAACACGCGCCAGTCATCCTTGCAAGCTCGCCAGATTTAGCGCTTGGATTGGCTATAATCGCATCGTATACGGTGCGGCTTATTGTGCCTTGTTTCGGCTTGCTAGGCTTTGGCGAGCGTATAGGCTCCGGAGAAATACTGTTATAATCGACTCGCGTTTTAACTATGTAGTTCATAGTGGTGTCAACTGTTGCAAGGATTTCTTGATTGCTCAAGCCTCGCTCGATGGCGGTCATTATTTGGGATTTAAGGTTCATTTTGTGCCGCCTTTTAATGATTGAATGGATACATGCTTAGTTATTCTAGCTACTGCATATTCGATATTAAGTATTAAACAGCAAGTTGTTACAACCATGTCGCTTGAAATTACAAGGCCAATAATTACCCCAGCTAGAGCCATTAAGAAATTTAATCTGTCCATTACGCACCACCTTGCCGGATTTCTTCCGCGTATTGCTTTATTTCTGAAACGGCAATAACTTCATCGGCGAGCTTTCCGTGTTTAACTGGGAATGCCATGTAGATATTGCAGCGCTTAATAGCATCGACAATAGCCTCGGCGCGGATTTCGGCTAGGCATTGCTGTGGGGTCTTCTCAATAAATTCTTGAGCTTCATCCAATGCTCTATGGAATACACTCAGAGAAGGCTCATGACCTGTGTTATTGTCGTAGCATAAAGCAATGTTTGTGATTTGATAGCATAGGTGTTCAACCTGAGCAGCCAAAGCATCGCGCTCGGCTCTTAAGTCAGTCAATTCCTGCCTAGCAAATTGAAGCTCTTTTATAACTTCATTGTGTTCACTTAGCCGCATGAAGTGACCAAGGCCAACGACATGAATAAGCCCGCTTCCTTTTCCGTCTGTTAATACTTTATAGCTCATAATTTCCGCTCCCAAATATCCGCAAATCGTAAAAGCTCAGCAACTCCAGTCTTATCCTGCATTTTTGCAAATTCGGCATTTTCTAACAAATCGCAATCATCTGCGAAATGATAGCCGGCATGGAAGCAGATTGACTCTACCGCTTTGTATAGCTGGTCTTGGTTCTGCGCTTTGATGATTGCGGCTTTAGCTTCGGCTAGTCCTTTCATTTGCGCTTTCTCCATTTGCGATCATCGCCAGTCTTTATGAAGTGCTCCCAATCTTCAGAGATTTGAGATGACTCTTCGATTTTGCGCATTTCTTCTCGGGCTGCTTTGATGACAACGTACAGCAGCACTATTGTTGATAAAATTAAGAATTCGATCATTTGCTTAGCTCCATTAAGTACATGTAAATAACTAGCAAGTACATGCCAATCGCCACCACTGCAAGCAGTGCGCCTTTTGCTCTTTCGCTCATTTTACGCATAAACAATTGCCTCTATTTTTTTGATTGCCGCTTGCAGGTTTTCGACTGTTAGTTCAGTCGGGACGATGAAGTCATGCGCTTTATGGTCTAGCAAGTTGACAGTAAAATGCCCAAAGCCATCTTTTGAGTATTGGTTAGCGATTAGCTTATTACTCATGTTGCTAGTTGCAAAACAAAGCGCGTGAAGCTCGCCGACAAGCTGCATAATCACAGGGTTGATTTGCATGTCGATTAACTTGCTTGCGCGTTCACGTTTAGCTACAGACCATTTTTTAACGCTGTTTGGCGACAGGTTGTAAGCCTGTGCGATTTCTTTTGTTGGTTTCATTTTTTCTGCTCCGGTTGATTGCCAGTTAGCGACTGGCGGCGCGGGTTGTTATTTTCTTAACTGTGCGATCATGTCGTTTGATGAGAACTGATTAAGCACATCACTGCAAACCATTTTGCTTGCAAACTCTTTTAAATCAGAAAGTTTGAACTCAATAGATTTCTCAACAACTTGTTTGTTGACTAACACCTTGCGAGTCCAAGTTACTAGCTCGCTACCTTGTGAAAGCATTTTGCGCAATGCTTCAACTGGCATAGAAACGCCTTTGTATTGGCCGTCTTGCAGAACCATTACAGAATCATTGATGTTTGTGATTTTAGTTGCTGAGTGCAGTGTGTTCATTTTCTCTTTCCTTCCGTTGTCTGCATTATTGCCTTCGATAGATTCAATATAATACCGATACCGATAACGGTCAAGCGATAAATCAAAAAAAGGCGAATTATTTTTCGCCCTTAATAAACTCAGTGCAAATCACAATCACAACATCACCATCTTGCGCAAACTTCCGCATCTTGTCGAATGGCAACTTGCTGGTGCAACCTATCCGGAGAGCTGTACTGTCTTACTAGTTTAACCATCGTAAGCAGCAAACAAACATCTGAGCCAGTCAGTGCTTTACCTGTTGCCGCATTAAACGCGCTGGCAGCGGCTGCAAAGCTACGTTCACCTGTACCGCTTGCGTCATATTGCTTACCGCGTTCAGATTGCACAGCAGCGCATGCGTTGAGAAATTCGACGGCTGTTTTTGGCTCGGTTGGTTCAAGTGCTGGATAGTGACCTAAGTCATCATTAGTGCGGTTAAGGCCAATTTGGTTTATACGGCCATCGCTAGGCCATAGCAATTTTTCATAAGCATCTAGTTCCATGCTGGCAATCCTCTTTTAATCCGCTTCATATTCCACTTGCACGCCATCTTGATAGCATCCTCTATATCTTTCTCGTTCGGCTCGTCACGATTGCGCTCTAGGCATAGCTGTTGCGCTGTGACTAGCTCGAATTCGGTTGGTGGTAGGCTCATGGCGTTTTCTCGTTAATGAATTCGCACATGGCATTGAATGAAGTTTTATTTCCATCGGGATCAATACCTACATTCCTGCAAAACATTCTTGCTGTGCCACTTCCGCAGCCAAATAACTCACTGTACAGCTGCGCGTTTAGCATTGCATTTTTTCGCTTAATTAAACGTCTTGCATTTGCCATGATTAGCGCTTTTTCTTTTAGTTCCACATCAAACTCCAAAGCGCCCGAAGGCGCTGCTAGTTAATTAAAAAGGCGCATCGAAGTCCGGCGCTTGAAACGGCTGCCCTATCTGCGGCTGATAACCTGCTGGCGGTTGTTGGCGTGGCTGATTGTATGACTGCTGCGGCTGTTGTTGTGGCTGTGCAGGCTGAGCTGATTGCCGCGGCTGCGGTGCTGGCGCTTGTTGTGGCGCATTAACAAAGCCCAATTTAGCATCAAGCAATTCAATCGACAGGCTCAAGCCGTTTTGGCCTTGAAATTGTCTAATCTTCAGTTTGTCGCCTGAAACTTCAACTACAGCACCTTCGACCAATACTTGCTGGTAGAATTGCACTTGCGCGGGCGCTTTGGCGAAAATTACTGCTGAATAATTTGTCCATTGATCTGACTTTGTTTCTCTATCGTAGTAGCGCACGCCAACATTGATATTGAATCCAACACTCTCGCTAGCCTGAAACTGGTTAGCCGCCTTATTTAATTTACCTGTAATCGTTGTTGCCATTTTTAAACGCCTCTTATAAATATCTAGTTCTAAGCGCATTTGCTACGCGCTTATCGGTTTGTAAATCTGCCAGTTGGCAGGATATTTCATGTTTGCGCTTTTTCCACGCAAAATGAGCCTCTATTTCTGAATTAAACCTACCTAAATTTTTACCTTTAAGTGAATTGCCAAAAATAAGATTAGAGCATTCCGCTTTAAACTTGCCAGTTTCCCTATCTAAGGAGACTCCTAGCATTAGAGATCCGCGACGAGCCTTCCCATCTGTCAGAAATGAATTTAATTTTTGATCCAAAAAACAGCATTTACTTGGAGAATAGACTTTATTTCCGGTAGTAATTAAATCTTTATCTAGGCATTTCCAGACCCAATCTTGGCATTCCATCCATGATTTAAAATTGCTAAAAACAAGCCACTCAGGGCAAACATAGCAGTCAGCGTATGATTTGTTTTTAACTAAAGATTTCTCACTGTAACATCTCTCAAGCATTGCAGACCATTTTCTATAAAATGGACATTTCCAAGCAGCTTTGCCATCAAACCCTGCTGATTGAACTTCATAATCAGCGTCGTTTACACCAACTCCGTAAACAAGTTTTTTCTTGGTGTGATTTCTCATAAAAACCTCAAAATAAAAAGCCCTAGTGTTGGAACGGCCTGTCAGATACGGCACCACTAGAGCTTTCTAAATCGCTCTGACTTGTCTTAAAGCTTTTGGCTCGCAATCAGTTTGGGTTCCACGCCGCGCTGATTTGTCTAGTATAACAAAGCGCAAGCAAATCGCAAGCTTGACTCGCCCGCTTGAAATTGTGTGGCGGCTTTGTTTAGTTTGCCGACGATTGTTGTTGCCATTATTACTTATCCTCAAAAGTTGTTATAAATACGCTGTATTCGTTATGGTTGATTTGCATGTTGATGCCGTCTCGGATTCTCTCAGCCTTTCTCATGTCGTTTCCGCAGTCGTGCGACCTTACTATTTCCTCTGTTTCGTCGTGCATTACTTCGACGATGTATTTTAGTTTCATACAGCCTCGCAGGGGCGCAACGCGCCCGATTAATTAAAGCTCAAAATTATCTTCAGGATCCGCTTCGACTACGACAGGCGCAACAGCTTCAAGCTGTGCAAGCTGGTCCTGTGATAGCTGCCCAGTCTGTTGGCACTTGGCGATCACTTGTTGCAGTGTCATTTCGCCTTTCTGCATAAGTTCGGCCATCTTCGGTAAGGCCGCGGCAAAGCGTTCTGCTGGGTAAGCTGGCTGCGACACATCCAAGCAAGCAATGTGCAGCGGCACACGTTGTTGGCGGTTGATTGCTTCAACTACAACTATGCCACGCTGGTCAATGTGCGACATAGCCTTGACGCGGATGCCGCCAACCTCTTTGCCTGCGTACTTAACTGATGCATCGAAGTGCAGCTTAACAAACTTACCGATCCAATCGTTAGACTCCCAACCCCAGCCCGCGGCAATAACACGACGCATCCCCTTGCTTGGTTTCCAAGGGCGGTTGTTGTCGCCGTCGAAGTACACTGCGACTGGCTGGTCCTTGCTGCTGCCCACGATAACGTCACGAATGCGGATAACCAAATCTACACCCATGATGTCGGT